TGATGGGTACGATTTTGTTTATATTGATCCCGGGCAGTTCTCTTATATTGATTGTCCTGGTTATGCTGAAGTTAAAATCTCTTGGCCTCGAGGAATCGGAAAAAGAATTGAAGAGATTAATCCAGATCACATTCACATTGCTACGGAAGGGCCCGTAGGTTTAGCAGCAAGAATCTGGTGTGATAGAAATGGATACTTTTATAACACAAGCTATCATACGAAGTTTCCAGAGTTTCTTTATACGCTATATAAGATACCCACAAAATTAACATATCGTTATGTTAGATGGTTCCATAAACATTCGGGTAGAGTGTTAACTACCACGAATTCTATGGTTGAAGAATTAAAGACAAGAGGCTTTAGATCTGATATAATCTCTTGGACTCGAGGAGTAAACAGAGAACAGTTGAATCCAAGCATAAAGCATTTGAAGCAAATTGTTCCAAAAGTTCTTTATGTTGGTAGAGTTTCAAAAGAGAAAAATCTAGACGATCTTTGCCAATATCAAAATGACTTTAATATTGTCATTGTTGGTGATGGTCCATATAGAAAAGAATTAGAGAAGAGATACAAACGAGTAGAGTTTGTCGGATATAAGATCGGAGTTGAATTAGCTAATCATTATGCGTCTGCAGATGTATTTTGTTTTCCAAGTAGAAACGATACATTTGGAATTGTAATGATTGAAGCAATGAGTCTTGGAACTCCAGTTGCAGCATATGACGTTACTGGACCAAAAGATGTTATTGTAAATGGATTGAATGGATATGTTGGAAATAGTTTATATGAATGCATTGAAGGATGTTTATATTTGGATAGACACAAAGTCAAAGAGTCTTCGAAAAAATGGACTTGGAAGAGTTGTTGGGATATTTTTAAAGATAACTTAATTAGAGCGAGATAAAATGTCAAAGACAAAAAATGTAATGCTAGGAAGAGATGAATTCAAACCTTTTAATTATCCATGGGCTTATGATTCGTGGTTAAAGCATGAGCAATCGCATTGGTTACACACAGAAGTGCCAATGGCAGAAGACGTAAAAGATTGGAAGAAGAAGCTAACAGAACAAGAAAAATCATTTCTTACACATATATTTCGATTTTTCACGCAAGGCGACATTGACGTTGCTGGTGGTTATGTTGGAAATTATTTACCACATTTTCCTCAACCAGAAGTAAGAATGATGTTGCTTGGCTTCGCAGCAAGAGAAGCATTACACGTTGCAGCATATTCGCATTTGATCGAAACACTAGGATTACCAGAAACAACTTATAGTGAGTTTCTAGAATATCAACAAATGCGAGAGAAGCACGAATATCTTTTGAACATTTCATCAAAGAGCGAAAACAAAGGATCTATTGCAAAGCATATTGCTGTGTTTTCTGCCTTCACAGAAGGGATGCAATTATTCTCTTCATTCATTATGTTGTTGAACTTTCCAAGACATGGAAAGATGAAAGGGATGGGACAAATCATCACCTGGTCAATTGTTGATGAAACGCAACATGCTGAGTCCATGATTAAATTGTTTAGAACTTATATTGAAGAAAACAGAGAAATTTGGAACGATGAATTAAAATCAGAGATATATACTATCGCAGAGAAAATGGTTCAGCTAGAAGATAAATTTATTGATTTAGCATTTAGTATGGGTCCAATGGAAAATTTATCTTCGGAAGACGTTAAAGAATACATTAGATACATTGCTGATCGTAGACTTATTTCACTCGGTATGAAGGGAATCTTTAAACGTAAAAAGAATCCTTTGCCTTGGGTTGAAGAAATGATCAATGCGCCGACACACACTAACTTTTTTGAAAACCGTGCTACCGACTATGCAAAGGGTGCATTGAGCGGTAAATGGGATGACGTATGGGGTAAAGCAGCATGATCACACTTGAAACACTTGTAACATTAGCAAAAGAAGTCGAAATGGAAGATCCAATCGATTGGGGAATGCTAACCATTAATGAAGAAGATGCATATCGTTTGATTGGTGCATCTATTCTAGAAAAGTTTAATGAGCCATGGCAAATTGAAAATCAAGTAGCAATGCTTGCAACAATCACAAAACTAATTGTAGAAAATTTCGTTCTAAATTTAAAAATAAAACAAAGAGAATAATATGGCATTTCTCGTAGCAAATATTCCTCCAATACATTGTTATGTTAGGAAAGAATTTCTTTATGACTTTGAAAAGGGATTTTTTGAATACGAGCCTTGCATTTGGGTTTCTCTTAAATCGATTCGTGGCCAAGCATTTCGTATAGAAGCGTATCTTCCAAGATATGGTGCGCTATATGATAAGTTGCCTCTTCATGCATATGTCTCGCGAAATAAAAATTTAGATGCTAAGAAGTTTCTTCCTTTAGACTATCTTCAAATTTGGGATTGCTTTAGTCACGATATTACTGTGATTAAGAAATCATTTCTTTCAAATTTAACAGCAAAATTTTACGCAAAGAATAAAGAATGGTATAGTGGTGAATATCTATTCACTGTAGACAATGGTGCTCCAGACTCAAATATTTTGGATACTACATACGCAGAATGGCCCGAAGACCACAAGTCTTTTAATTTTATCGAACTAGATAATGGGCAATATGCAGCGCAACCAAATAATCGTACAATATTTTTGGATGCAGCATCAAATCCTAAAGAGTTGATTTTTCCAGACTTTAAAGTTTGCACTAAGAAATATATTGTCGAGCAGAATTCAAAATGGGCTTTAGGTGACACCAATACAGTTACTTACGAATAGAGAGGGACACATATGTCAAATTTTATAGTTTTTTGCGAATCATGTGATGCGGAATATAAGTTAGTTCCGATGGGTGATGAGTTTAGAGATCCACCAACAGTATGTTCATTTTGTGGATCAGATTTAGATGATAACAATGCTGTCGATAGTCAAGAAGAATTAGACTTTGATGAAGAAGATGAAGAGAACTGGGAAAAACTAGTTGAAGAATCTTTCAAAGATAATTCTGAATGGGAAGATAATTGATTGTTGGTGGAATCGATTATTCGATGACTTCTCCAGCGTTATGTGTTTACAATACAGACTCTGGAGAATTTAAATTTGATAATTGTACATTCTATTTTCTTACACAAAGTAAGAAGTATGAAATAGACACCGAAAACATTCATGGAATGCTTTTTGAATATGATGATGAAATGCAAAGATATGACATTATCTCTAGTTATTTTCTCGATAGAATAATGGAGAATGAAGTTGACAAAGTGTACATGGAAGACTATTCTATGGGATCAAAGGGTCGAGTGTTTCACATTGCAGAGAACACAGGAGTTTTGAAATATCGTATGTGGAGTTTTGGAATTCCCTTTCAAACAATTCCACCTACAGTAGTTAAGAAATTTGCAAGTGGAAAAGGTAACGCTAACAAAGAGCGTATGCAAGAAGTATTTGAAGAGCATAATGAAGTGAAGCTAAAACAATTGTTTAATATGACAGATAAACAATGGAATCCGTCTTCGGATTTAATAGATGCGTACTACATATGTAAGTATGGACTGAATGATAACACACTACAATAAGGTACATTATGGAAGATGATAAGCCAATTTCGATTTTTAATTTTAATGATAATAAAAAATCAAGACCGTCAAAAGCAATAGCACAATTACACACATTCTATCTTACTGGTCCAATTACTAGTCCAGAAGATTATATCGAATGGTTTGAAACTATTCGAAATGCATCTCAGATGGATGTTATAAAAATTCACATCAATTCTCAAGGCGGAGATCTATTCACCGCAATTCAATTTTTGAGAGTTCTTGGAGAATCACAAGCACACATCATTTGTTCCGTAGAAGGCGCTTGCATGTCTGCAGCAACTATGATATTCTTACCAGCAGATACACATGAAATCTCAGAACATTCCATGTTTATGTTCCACAATTACTCTGGTGTCACTATGGGTAAAGGTGGAGAGATGTACGACAATATTACATACGAGCGCAAGTGGTCTGAAAAGATTCTACGCGGATCATATGAAGGGTTCTTGACCGAAGAAGAAATCAAATCTATATTAAACAATAAAGATATTTGGATGACAGGTGAAGAAGTTATTAAACGATTGAAGAGTAAAAAAGCAGAGAAATCCGCTCAAAAAACTAAGGTGAAAAAAGATGACATTAAACCAGAACCAGTTGCAGTCGAACAGCCAGCAAACGATAAGCCGGCAGTCAAACGGCCAGTTAGACAACCAAGAAAGCCAAAAGCATGAAAGCGTTTTTCTAGTATCATCTGCAATTCATGCGAAGCATGGAATCTATGATACAGAAACACGATTCAGACAAACAATTGAAACTTGCAAATCTATTCGCGAAAGATGCGATGCTAAGATCATCATTCTCGATGGTGGTCATGAAGATTTAACTTCTGAAGAGAAAGCTGAATTAGTCGATTACATTGATGAATTTTTTTCTTTTAGTGAAGAAGATGTAGTGAAGCAAATTCAAAATGTTCCTAATCACGATATTGTAAAAAACATGATTGAACTAGTCATGTACGGTTCATTCTATGAGAGTGTGTGTGAACAGGGTTGGCGAAACAAATATAAACGAATCTTCAAAATGTCTGGGCGATACACTTTGAATGATACATTTAATTATCAAAAGCATATGGATGCTAAAGATAAGATTATCATTCGTGGTCCATTCACCAGTCAATTTAGTGCAGACACAACTGATGGTGTGACTCTACAATACATGTCGAGACTTTGGAGTTTTGATGCATTTCTATTACCTTATATGAGAGATGTTTATATGGATATGTTTGAACAAATGAATGATAGACTTGCAAAGAGGGGATATATTGATATTGAACATTTGTTATTTCATAATTTGGATCTTGCTCTAATTGAAAATATTGGTCCACTTGGACTTGATGGCAACATTGCGCCCAACGGAGTGAGGATTTCAGATTGAACTATAAAATCTTTCAGATATGTTTCGAGAAGGATCAAATCGAAAGAGTTGATCCTTTATTTACTCCTTTCGACAATACTGAAAATCTTTATCCAGAATTGCGCGAGTATCAATCGTTTAAAAGAATCTATGAAGAAGGTCATACAAAAGACTTAGACGCATGGGGAGTATTTGGTCCTAGATGGAATGAAAAGTTGAAATATTCTTCTAATGATATTCAGAATGCGATTAAAAGCAATCCTGGACGTGATGTTTACATTTTCAATTTTGCTAAAATTATTTGTGCATATCATTATAATGTTTGGGAACAGGGTGAACCCCATCACAAAGGTATTGTTCCTGTATCTCGACATGTATTGAATAATATTGTTGGTCACGATAAAGTAATTGATACGGTAATGTATGAAGATACGATGTGCTACTCAAGTTATTTTGTCGCAACAAGAAAGTTTTGGAATGAATACATGGCTTTTTTGTACAAAGTCAAAGAAGAATTGGATAATCTTCCGCCAGAACTAGATAAAGTTTATAAGTCTAGTGCAAAATATGGAAGAGATATGAGTCTAAATTTGTTTCCTTTCATCATTGAAAGAATGTTTTCTTCATATCTTATCATGAATGACAAGTTAAAGATATATTACAAACCTTATGATTATAGTCTCTACGATCTTCCTAAGGGTTATGATAGATTGATCGGTGCATTGAATGGCGTAAAAAGAAAAGAAACTCTAGATCAGTGGTTAATACTTAGAGAATATTTCTTTGCGCGATATTCGCAATTTTTGGATTTGGAATAGTGTTAAATGAAATTTTTCGACCTACTGTAGAGTGGATCAAAGATGATTACAAATCAAATCGTACTAGGTTTGTTATGGAGTTACTTGCTTGGACTATTAGTGTTGGGTGTGCTGCTACGATGGCTGGAACAGTACCAAATCCTCCACTTATGGCTCTTTATCCCGCTTGGATTACTGGTTGTGCTATCTATGCCTGGTGTTCTTGGTCTCGGCGCTCATTTGGTATGCTCGCTAACTACCTTCTGCTTGTCACCATTGATGCCACAGGCTTGGTAAGAATGCTTTTCTGACTTGACATTTTTCCATGGAGAATATATCATGATCGTTGAACTTATAAAAGATCCAGAGACAGGAGAATTAATTCTTCCACTTTCTGATGAGATTTTTGAAAATTTGGGATGGAAAATTGGCGACACAATCCAATGGATTGATAATAAGGATGGGAGTTGGACTATGAAGAAAATTGAAGAGACTCAATTGGTTCTTGTTGAAACAGTTTCTATGTTTCGACAAAGATATATGGTAGAAGTTCCTGTCGGCATAGATGAACAAGGAAACGACAAATCTCTATGGGCACTTGATACAGTAACTTGCAATGAAGCAAAAGAATTTAGTCAAGAGCATTTAGGAGAGACAATTGTTAGTCATCGGGTTGTTTCTAAAAAAGAAGCAATGTCATTATGTGATGTAGATAATGCTTATGCAAGTAATTGGAATGATGATATGAAAGTGAAAGCATTCTATACTCCTTGGGAAGATAAAGAATGAAAGTTTATATTAATAAGTATCGCGATCATTGGCTATCTCCATACACGGTTTTGGAGAAAGTTTTCTTTTGGAAAAAAGAAATCGACTACGATGATCCAACGATTGTCAAATGGTCTAATAGACTTGAACCTGCAAGCAAAGCACTTCTAAAGTTTTTAGATTTTGTGCATCCAAAAATTAATTATATAAAGATTGACGAGTGGGACACTTGGTCAATGGATAGCACACTTGCACAGATTATTCTTCCAATGCTCAAGCAATTAAAAGATACTAAGCACGGCGCTCCATTTGTTGATGATGAAGATGTTCCAGAAGAATTGCGAAGCACATCAGCGCCCCCAAAAGAGGATGACTGTAGTATTGATGACAATCATTTCAAGCGTTGGGATTGGGTTCTTGATGAAATGATTCAAGCATTTGAATGCAAGATAACCCAAAATTGGGAAGATCAATATTCTACTGGAAAATGTAATTATATTTTCGTCAAAGATGAAGCTGATGCAAATATTTCAAAAATGGTAGAAGGTCCTAATCATACTAGGAAAACAGATTGGGCTTCACTTGAAGCACATTATAAAAGAAATAGAAATGGATATCGACTCTTTGGGAAATACTACGAAGGTCTATGGGATTAATAAGACTTTCTGGAATCTATAAATAATTGATAGGAAGCGTCAATTAATTTATTATTGAATTCATTTTCTGCGTTGATAAGATTCTCTAAAAACACTTTATTTGCATCACCCGGAACAAACTTTTGAACGAAATCTCGTTTTGAAACTTGGATCCAATCTACAAATGTTTTTAGTTCTGAAATTTTTGACATGATTCTTCCTTTTTAAAGAATGTCTATTATTTATTAGGGAGAAAAGATCATGGAATTTCTAACAGAAGATGTTGTAAAACAGTTACTACCAAAAGTAAAAAATCTACAAGAGTGGTATGAAGAATTGCTTGGCGTTCTTCCACAATACGAAATTGATACGCCAAATAGAGTTGCAGCATTTGTTGCACAATGTGGACATGAATCAGCAGGATTCACAGTGCTACAAGAAAATCTAAATTACTCTGCAGATGGACTAAAAAAGATTTTCGGTAAATACTTTCCAACTGCAGAACTTGCAAAGCAATACGCAAGAAAACCGGAGATGATTGCAAATAGAGTTTATGGAAATCGCATGGGCAATGGCGATGAAGACTCTGGTGATGGATACATGTATCGTGGTCGTGGTATTGTACAAATTACTGGTAAGAACAATTACTCGAAATGCTCCATTGCGCTATTTGAAGATGAATCGCATTTGCTAGAGAATCCAGACTTGCTGCTAGAGCCACACTATGCAATGCATTCAGCTTGCTGGTTCTGGAATGCTAGTCATCTAAATGCATTAGCTGACTCTGGCGACATGAAGACAATGACAAAGAGAATCAATGGTGGATATCTAGGCTTAGAAGATAGAATTGCACATTACAACCACGCACTAGAGGTTTTAGCTTGAAAGTTTGTTGTTTTTTTGCGACATTACAAAATTGCCTTGACTTACAATAGATTTGTGATATACTAAACACATGGACGGAAACAATATGAATAATATAAATTTTACTGCGTTTGCTGCATTTTGCACTGGCATGCTTGTTGCTGTTATTCTATCTGCTTCTTTTACCATATGGGCAATTAATACAGTATTTTCGACTTCGATTTCTACGGATTTCGAAACAGTTTTTGCTATGGCATACTTGCAGTTTTTGATTGGATCAATGATCACAGGAATTAGGAAATCGTGAAAATTAAATCTTTAGCAATTGCAGTTGTTGCATCTTTTACAACAATTGTATCTGCACAAGAAGTTGTTCGTTATGATTATGCTAGAGTAGTTAGTGTTGAGCCTATCTTAAAAAATGGATACAACGTTGTTCCTAGGGAAACATGCACCACAAAAATTGAGTTAGGAACAAATCGACCAATTCAAGATTGCGTGGCATATCACGATAAAATGTATTATAGCACTCCGATCGGATATAATGTAACTATCGAATATGATGGTGAGTTGCGTACTGTTCGATTGAATAAAGAACCTGCAATGAGAGTTCCCGTCAAAACTGTTAAAAGAATCTACGTCATAGAATGAAAACATACATAGTTTTATTGTCATTGATTGCAAGTGCTGTAAATGCACAAACAATTGTTTCATCATATTATCCAGATACTGGAATAATGACGAGAAGAGTTTGTAGCAAAATCCAGCAAAGAGTTCATTACGATAGATTCGACAATTCAATTATTGTTGTTCCTTCAAATGATTTTTCGTGTAGAGATGAAGTTATATCATATTCTCCACAAATAATTGCAGCTGCACCAATACCACCAATTATTCAACAAAATACAATTATTCAACAACCAATTAAACCTGTAGATAAAACCAGAAATGAATACATTAGAGACTGTGTAAGTTATGGTCTTAATAAAAAATGGTGTGAAAAAAATTGGGATGGAATAGTTGATGATGAAGAAGATTCTTCGGGGAAAAAATAATAATGTTTTATGTTTACGGAGCATACAATAGTAAAGCAACAATAAATGCTGAAATGGTTCTCACAATGTGCGGGAAACAGCATAAAGTGTTTATATTGGGAGAAGACTATACAATAAAACAATTATTAATACTAGTTCCCGGAACAAATCATTTGCCACACGTTTATCATGGAGCAAAGTATGTTGGTGGAATTAAAGAACTTATCGAATACCTCGATCTCAGAACACCAAAGCCTCCTTCAGAAGGATCGAGCGTTGACATCATGGACAACCTATGATACTATAATGGTATGTGACTTATGGAGAACTTAATGAAAAATGATGGTCTATATTATAAACTTGCGAATGAAACAGAAAAGCAAGAGTTTCGTGAATGGATCAAGTCTCATTTAAAAATGGGTGAAGTTGTTGTAGAATTTCTAAAGAAAGACGGATCAGTTCGCAAGATGACTTGCACTCTCAAAGAAAATCTGATTCCAGCAAATCTATTTTCAAACAAAGTCGAGGATACTCCAAAGCGAGCTGTGCCTCAAGAATCAATTGCTGTTGTAGACTTAGAAAAGAATGAATGGCGAGCATTTCGCTATGATACTATTCGTTCGGTTTCATTTAACCTAGGTGGCTAAAATACATTATGAAATTTACTAAAGTTAATCCTGGTGCTGATGCAACTCAAATCGGTAAAGAGCCGACTTGGAATGTAGGTCAAACCTATGAGCGCATCGATCTGATGCGAGCATTGACTTGGTACAATTATTTTTGTGATAATAAACAAGCGAAGAATTTTCTAGTTGATTACATGACAAGTGTAAATCGACCAAAAGATGAAATTGCATTAGTGATTTCTGAAGGTAAAGTTCCCAATCAAGTTGGTTGGATTGCTCGGATGCTATGCATGGGATATGTTCCGCCTTCTGAGGTGAAAGAACGATTCGTTAAAGAATTCAAAGAAATTCTTTCCTCAGCAAAGAAGCAAGTTAAGAATACTGTAGTTTATGTGCAGCCAGTTGTGCCAGTGCATACAGTATCAATTCAAGATCGTATTAAAGAAAAAGCGGAAGATGAAGTCGGCGAAGTCGAAGGGCTTGTTGATGACTACATCACCAGTGGATGCAAAACATCAATTGATGTTGGTGCATACTTCAAAGGTAAGAATCTATCTACGGTCGTTCTAAATCGTATGTGTGAATTCTTCATTCGAAAAGCTAAAGAATTCGAAGAGGTGATGAACACAACCGACGCTGATATCAAAGAAGGATATTCAAACTTTACAAAGGTTCAACTGCGTAAGGTCAAAGAATTCTACGATTCATTGGTTGCAGAGACAAATCGTAGCGCAGTCGCAAACAAGCCAATTCGCAAGAAGCGTACTGTAAAAGAGAAGCCTGCGTCTGTGGTTGTTGCAAAACTAAACTACTTACAAGAATTTGTAGAGTTAGGATTGAAGTCTATTGCACCAGAAAAGATTGTTGGTGCTAGTCAAGTGTGGGCTTACAACACTAAGACTCGACTGCTTGGTGTGTACAATGCAGAGAATGCGAAAGGCTTGACAGTCAAAGGAAGCACTCTACAGAATTTCAATGCAGAAACGTCTATTGGCAAACGATTGCGAAAGCCTGAAGTGACGATCAAAGAACTGCTTGAAGCCGGTAAAATCAAACTCAAGAAAATTTTGAGTGAACTCTCCACGAAGGAATCTTTGTTGACAGGTCGCCTAAACTCTGATACCATCATTGTTAGGGTAGCGTAAGAAATGGAAGAATATATCATGAACAACAAAGAGTTGATTGAAAAGTGGATTGTATGGTTGAATGCTGAAATCAAATTCGGCATTGCAACCGATCTTGAAAAAAAGCATAAGCGAGAACTGAAAGAATTCCTAGAAGGACTGTTATGATTTTGATGGATATGAATCAGGTTATGATTTCTAACCTGATGATGCAGATAAATTCAAATGCATCAAATTCGGTTGACGAGAATTTGATAAGGCACATGGTGCTAAATAGCATTCGAATGTATAATGTTAAATTCAAAGAGAAGTATGGCGATTTAACAATTTGTTGTGATGACAAAGGTTATTGGCGCCGAGACTTTTTTCCATACTATAAAGCAAGTCGCAAGAAAGATCGAGAAGCATCGCCGTTTGATTGGAATCTAATATTCGAAACACTTAATCGGGTCAGAGATGAAATCAAGGAACACTTTCCATATAAAGTTATCCAGGTTGATAAAACCGAAGCAGATGATGTTATCGCAACACTCTGTCACAAGTATGGCACATTCATCAAAAACGACACGACAGAGAATATACTCATTCTATCTTCAGACAAAGACTTTTTGCAATTGCAAAAGTTTGTCAATGTCGAACAGTTTAGTCCAATGGCGAAGAAGTTTCTTCGAACTAATAACCCGTCGGAGTTTCTAAAAGAACATATCATTAAAGGTGATCGTTCTGACGGTATTCCTAATTTTCTCTCTTCTGACGATACATTCGTTAGCGAAGCCCGTCAGAAGCCCGTAACAGAGAAAAAACTAAATACTTGGTTGACTCAAGAACCAGAATCATTTTGTAATGAAATCACATTGCGGAATTATCGACGGAATGAACTTCTAATCGATTTATCAAAGATTCCCGATGAATATCAAAGCAAAATCATAGATACATACGAGACAGCTCCTAAACGAGGAAAAGAGAAAATTTTTAATTATTTTATTCAACACCGCATGAAAATGCTCATGGATCACATACAGGAATTTTGATGGACATTAGTAAGATGACATTGCCAGAGTTGTTAATCCACGTATCTGGATTGCCAACAGAAAAGAAAACAAATGCTCTCAGGCAAATTGCGAACTTAACACCAGACTTAAAAACTCTTTTGAAATACACATATCATAAAGATGTAAAGTTTGATTTGCCCGAAGGAGATCCTCCATACAAACCTATGGAAACTCCAGAAAACATGGGACATAATCGATTGCCTAGGGAAATGCGAAAGTTTCAGTATTTCTTCAAAGAGAGCAATCTGAACACAATCAAACGAGAAAAACTTTTCATTGAAGTATTGGAAACAGTTTCTCCCGAAGAAGCGAAGCTAATTCTTATGGTCAAGAATAAAAAACTAACTTACAAAGGCTTCACTCGAAAATTAGTCGAGGAAGCATTACCAGAACTTTTTGTTGGAGAATCAAAGTAACGCCATGTCAAAGACAAATAAAAAGTATAGCGGATTTAGAGACTTTTATGAAAATGAAGATGGGCGTTCTCACGGAAAGCCTAGAATGAACGAATCAAAAAAACAAAAAACGAAGTTCAAACATCAGACAAAGTTTATTGATCCCAATAACATTCGCGAAGATGAATGGGATGAATATGAGAGTTTTGAAGAGTAACTATTTTTAGGAGTAATCATGTTACATTTTCATAATGAAGGTGGAAAGTTTTTGGGTTGGTATACATGGCAACGAGCATACGATTTAAGTAAGAACATTAATAATGCAATTTATTCATTTGCTTTTCTAGAAGAAAAGCCTAGCAATGACACACTTCCGTTTGAAATAGAAGATACGTTTTATTTTGGAATGACTTGTGGGATGTCTTATGATAAAAAAAGTAAAACTTCATCAGGTAAAAAGCGCGGAGGAGAAATAGTTACAGGTTTACAAAAGAGAATATTAGAACATAATAGTTATCTTCGCGAACTAAAAACAACATTCTCTAAATCGAGAAATGTTTTAAATAAACGATCTAAATTGTATTTTGAATATTATAGACCATATGAACAGCCACAAAAAGAAAGATATGTGGGCATAGGTATTCCAAGTGTAGATATGGATGAAACGCCAATGCGCTCATTTGTAAGTACAGTAGAGTCTGAGTTTATTTTTTTATATACTAAAAAATTTAATAAAACACCTCTATTAAATTTCGATGAGGAATCTAAGCCAAGACGCAAAGTGGGATCGCACTCTATGAGAATAATGAGTTCACCTAGCATATTGCCATTTGTCGACAAACCGTAGTTTTTTCGCAACAGCAAGTGTCGTTTTTTCGCAACATCCAGGAAGTCCTTGACTTTCCTGGAGATCAGCGTATACTTGTATGTATGGAAAGAAAGAAACGATCAGACAGAAACCACGTGGTCTACCGCGTGACTTGTGTAGACACCGGCGACACCTACATCGGTATCACCGTAGCAACCGGGCGAGCATTCCTCCGCGCCGTCAAAGTACGGTGGCAGAAGCATGTGAGCCGCGCGAAATGTGAGAACAAAGACTGGGCCATGTGTGTAGCAATCCGCGAACTAGCACAATGCGACTGGAAGTATGAGGTTGTCGAAATTGTGCGTGGACGCAAGCCAGCACACCAGCGTGAGCGTCAGTTGATTGCTGAACTAGAGCCCAGCCTAAACACTTTTTGAATTGTTGCGAAAATACGACACCAAGAAAATCCTTGACTTTTGCCGCGATCAGAGTATAATAGATCTTGTGGTGAGAGAGAAATTGATAGGAGTTTGAGATGATTACGTTTTTAGCAGTTGTGATGATTGGGTTTGTTGCTCTAGTCTTGTGTGGAGTTGCCGTTGGTAGCTCTGTCGAGACCCTCGGTTGAACCGTAGTAAAAATACGACACCGAGAAAAGCCTTGACAGCAAACCCAAACCAGCGTAGAATAGATCTTGTGGTAGGGAATAAACAGGAACAAATGATGACAACCGAATTCAAAATCGACGGCCTTGAAGAGTATCTTGATCACATCCGTATGAACTACATTCAGTGGGTGAAACCAGAAGATGACGATTCTTGGAAACAGCAACGTTGTATTGAGTTTTGCATGGGCCTCTCGATTGAGTACGGCACCAAGTTTGCCAAGATCATTACGACTAGCGGCGGATCGCGCAGCGTTCATTCGTTTGTTTGCTTGAATGACATGGGCAAGTTTACTAAGGGTGACATTCTCAAGGCTGCTGGCTGGAATGCTCCTGCGAAGAATTTTGCTCGCGGTAACACGATGGCTCGTGACTTCGGTCAAGTTGCTTGGACTGGTGCTTAAATAGGAATTGAAGAAATGAGTAGGATGAAAGAATTGTGGTCCGACATTGTGGAAATGCTTGAAGCAGAGTATACTGTCGAAGAGGTAGCAGAGAAGTTCTGTGTACCTCTTGATTGGGTCGAATCGATAAAGACTGATTTGGAAGAAGAAATCTTTTCTGAGGAAGAAACTTTTCTCTCCGATGCTGAAGCAGATGCTAATGCATTAGCTTCTATGGGTTGGGGAACCGACGAGGATTATGGATATCATGGTGATGAATTTTAAAATTCCAACTTCCAGTAAACCTAGAAACTTAGTTTCTAAGGATCTGCGAAGCCCTAAGTATCGTATGCGGGTTGTTGGCGATAAGCGTAAAAAGAACCCTAAACACAAACACGGTGATTTTTATGCATTCATTTAAATCTGGCATGGGACCAAGAGAATCAATTGCATCAGAGTTGTTAGATACTATCCGCTTTGGTTCTCTTGACAAAATCAATGGTGCAGGAGTATACTACAAACGAAAGTTCGAAGACAGGGATGCTTATGTAGTTCCTTTTGGTCAGAACAAATATTTTTATGGCGCAGTAGTAATTTATTCCGCAGGAAAGATCAATATTCGATACAAGCTAAACGAAGAAGCGCATAGTGTAAATGTGCGAAATTTGAGTGAAGCAAAAGAATACATTGTAAAGCGTTTCATACAATCTGGATTATAATATGAATGAAAGTGATAAAGAGGTGTTGCTCATTGCATTGGAAGAATGTGCTGAAGTGACACAAGCGATTAGTAAAGTGTTTCGATTCGGCTTCGAATCGAAACATCCCAAAGAAGTTTTAAACAATCGAGAGCGGCTAGAGGAAGAAATTGGTGATTTGCTTTGCATGATTGAATTAATGGCCGAACGCCAATTGATTGAGGGTGCAGCAGTGGATCGTGCCATAGAAGCAAAAATGCAAAAGTTAAAGTGCTGGTCTAACGTTTTTGGAAGTGAGCAAAATGTCGAAAAGTGATATGAAGACTTGGTTTAGAATAAATGGATTCAAGTTAACATATCGAGATAATTGGCGCATCGTAATAAAGTATGGTTCTGGTTGCTTTGGTAGAAATGGTCGTTTCTTTAGACTTCGCAACAATGGTCCAGATTGTACATGGGTAGTTGATGTATCAGAACCAGTTGCTAATTTTGATCGATGGGCTAACTCAACGGAAATTCGTGAAATTCCTTTAGAGAAGTTTATGTCGGAGTATAGTAAATGAATTCCGAGATGAAAGCAAAGTACGATAAAATGTTGATGGCTCTACTTGGAAAAGAATCTTTGGTTGAAAAGTGGTGGGTTTCTAAAAACAAAGCGTTTGATATGAAGACTCCACTAGAAATGTATGCAGAAGATTCAAATCGGGTAGATCAGTATATTAAAAATCAATTTAGATAAAAAGACTATATAAACAAAGCCCCGGTGGTGGAATGGTAGACACGCTGGTCTTAGAAGCCAGTGTCGAAAGACGTAGGAGTTCGAGTCTCCTCTGGGGCACCAAAAATGGGTAGCGAGCATCATTGGTGAATGCAGCAGACTGTAAATCTGTGGTCCTTAGCGGCAACGGGGTTCGATTCCCTGGCTACCCACCATTATTTTAGTATTATGGGATCGGAGGATTTAAACCATTATTAATTGTTGACGTTTTGTTTTTTGTGGTTGTTGTCGTTGTTGTGGTTGTTGTCACGTTAGGTTGTATTTTAGACAATTGATTAGATAATGTTTGAATGCTTGCATTTGCAGCATTTGATACAGAAACAATTGATCTATTTCCTTCATTACTAATGTTTGTTGCAGTAGTCAAACCGCTTGCACCTGTTGTAACAACACCAGTTATGCCAGCATCAGCAACATTTCTTACGGCAGTTAGACCTGAATTGGCTACATTTGTTGTTGAAGTTAAACCAGCATCAGCAACATTTCTTACGGCAGTTAGACCCGAATTGGCTACATTTGTTGTTGAAGTTAAACCTGAATTAGCTATATTTGTTGCTGCAGTCAGACCCGAATTAGCTACATTTGTTGTTGCAGTTAAACCATTAGCTGCTGTTGTTGCCAAAGCAGTTGTTCCTGAATTGGCTACGTTCGTTGTTGCAGTTAAACCATTAGCTGCTGTTGTTGTGATAGAATTAAATCCTGCACTAGCAATTGAACTAGCTATATTTGTTGTGGCAGTTAAACCATTAGCAGCTGTTGTTGTGACGGAATTAAATCCTGCACCAGCAATATCTGAATTTGATTTTGCCTGGTTGTTGCTCATTGAAGTGAATGTTGCGTTTGTACTTTGAGCAATCGCAGCCTGATTATTGCTTTGGGTGATTGCAACTTGACGATTAGCATTTATACCATAAACTTGTGTTAAACTTGGTAATAAAACACTAGTCCATTGTAAAGCAGTGTCAGCAAAACTTCTTGGTGCAGCTACTTGAACATTTTGTGAATTATTGTTATTACCGCCCCCACCCATGTGTAGACTTAGCACTGCTGCCACTTTTGCAGAACTGTCGCCTGATTTGGCAATTTCAGCAATTGCTGCATACTTAGCTGCATCTGCCGCGGCATTTGCTTGTGCAATTTTATGTTGTGCTGTAACATACATATTATAGTCTGTCGACGCACATCCAGTAACCAGTAGACATGCAGAAACAATAGCTAACAATAATTTACGCATTTTATTCTCCTTAGTTTTTTGCCGCGATATATTTATGTATTTAGCATTTTTTATTATATAGACCCATATATACTAAGTATTCCCTGATAGCTCAGCGGTAGAGCGCCGGACTGTTAATCCGTCGGTCCCTGGTTCGATCCCAGGTCGGGGAGCCAATAATATGTTTTTTCGAAGCCCTTTTAGTTAAATGGTATAACAGTTGATTTGTAATCATCAATTGGCAGTTCGATTCTGTCAAGGGGCACACCATTAAAAAGGATAATAAAAATGACAACAACCGCGCGCAGAAAAAAGAGTCAAAAGAAGTTAGACAATAAAGACAAAGGAATCACGCAAGAAAGAAGTTCACATTGGCCTACAGTTCAACATCATTTTATTAAAAAGCATCCATCATGTGCAGCATGTGGTTCTAAAGATCATTTGAATGTGCATCATGTTCAGCCATTTCATTTGCATCCAGAATTAGAATTGGAAGAAAGCAATCTAATCACACTATGCATGGACAATGACTGTCATCTATTGATTGGTCATGGAGATAATTTTAAAGCGTTCAATCCTAATGTGCGAGAAGATGCAGCAGAGATTTTAAAAAATGTTGAAAATCTAAAAGTTGTGTTAAAAGAAACAGCAGAGAAAGTAAAGCAGAAAAGACTTATTGCATAAAGTAAATGCGGGATTAGTTTAATGGCAAAACAGCAGATTTCCAATCTTCGGTCATCGGTTCGATTCCGATATCCCGCTCCATGAAAAAAGTCGGACTATTCATTAATCATCCAGAGTGTTCTCAAGATTGCTGCCTCGCAATCTCAGCAATACTGTCTCCAAAGTATGAGGTGAAGACATTTGGTATTGATGAATTGGCTGGCGATTTAAATTTAAATCAATTCTATTGCGTAATATTCCCTGGTGGAATTGGTGATAGTAATTCTTATCATTATCTTTTCAAAAGAAAAGTTGCAAACAAAGTTGCAGATTATGTATTCTGGGGCGGACGTTATCTAGGAATATGTATGGGTGCGTATTGGGCAGCTCCAAGATATTTTGATATAGTGAATGATATGGATGTTGTTCAGTACATCAAACGAGATAGTGCTGATGTGCGAAGATCATATGCAACTACAGCAAAAGTGAATTGGAAAGGTTCTGAACAAGAAATGTATTTTTATGATGGATGTGCTATCATAGGCGATGAATCAAAATTTGATGTTATTGCTAGGTATGCGAATGGAGATCCGATGGCAATCATACAACGGCGAGTTGGCTTAATTGGTTGTCATCCAGAAAGCATGAAATATTGGCACGAAGAGCCTTGGCAATATTTAGAATCCAAATGGCATGACTACAAACATCATCAGTTATTGATAGAGTTCGTGGATGACTTGATTTCCAGGAATTAATATTATATAATGTTTTCACAATGCGATTGTAGCTCAGTGGATAGAGCAACAGCCTTCTAAGCTGTGGGTCGCAGGTTCAATTCCTGCCAGTCGCGCCACTTTATTTTTTAGGAGTTTTTTATGAAATACGAATGCCAAGTATGCAATCACATTTATGATGAAGAAGTTGATGGTAAGTTTGAAGACTTGCCAATGTTCTATCTTTGTCCTAATTGCGGTTGTCATAAAGACGAGTATATTCCTCTAGAACAAGAGTGATAATGGGTGACAAGTCTAATATATCCAAAGGTCGAACTAGTTTTGATAGTAAAATTGGAGATAGTCTTGTCACCTTCTTGAATAGAAATATCACAGAGTATCCAACAGAAGCAGGTGCACCAAAGTTTGAGTTAGTTCCAGTAAAGCAGCAAAAAGATTTAATGCTCAATGTTGCAAGAATGCATGCCCAACAAGAATATGATCGTATCATGGAAATGGTGCATGTGCTTCAAAAGCAAGCAGATCAAATCAAGCGTCGATTGTACATTACCGATGCTGTACATGCTGCAGATTATAAATTTCAAGTCTTTCATGGTCAATGCTATTGGCTTTTTCTAAACAGACAAACCAACATCATTGAATTAACTATAAATGGTCCGAGTGATTGGACTTGTGGTGCACCAGAGCATTACGAATACATAAGTAGAGTTCGATACATGGGAGACTCTACTTGGATTGAAGTTGACAACGAAGGAAATCTTGTGATATGATACAGAAATGCGAGAGTGGTGGAATGGTATACACAGCAGACTTAAAATCTGCCGCCGCAGGGATTGAGGGTTCGAATCCCTCCTCTCGCACCAGCCATAGGGCCTATAGCTCAGTTGGTCAGAGCAGCGGACTCATAATCCGTTGGTCGCAGGTTCAAGTCCTGCTGGGCCCACCAATTTAAACAGAAAATGAAAGTCGAATTACATAAACTATTTTATACTCCAGTTTGGAGATTCCATTATCCAGACTTTGAAAATGATCAAGAATATTTTGTGCGATATCTTGCACAGGATAATTTATACATTTCGGAACGTGAGAAAAACGGACTTCAAATCACTAGAGCAAATCTACATAAAGATCACACACTTAAAAAATTAACAGAATTCATTCATAGTTGTAGTAAGTATGCGATGAATGATATGGGTTATTTGGATTCGTGCGGTATTACAAGTATGTGGGCAACTAGACAAAAACCTGGAGGCTTTCATCACATGCATAGTCATGGAAATAGTTTTTTGGGTGGTTCATTTCACATGTTTGATGTTGATGGTTCTGCAAGTGGAACAGTATTTCCAAATCCAAGTGCAGAGAAATATGTATTGCAACCGGCAAGGTCGAAGAAGAAAGAATTGATGTTGAAATCTCATGAAGAAATGAAATTCGTACCAGGAACATTAATTATGTTTCCGGCATGGGCAACACATCAAACAAGTCCTACAAATTGTCAATATAGAATTATTGTTGGTGTAAATGTAATGCCTATCGGAAAAACAAACACAGATCACTTTGATAGATACAATTTTCCAGAAACACAATATATGAGGTTAATGGAGTACGGCGATGAGTAATTTTAGATTCATTGAAACAGGAATTGATGTAAGTAAAATTCTTGGTCAGATCGAAGATAAAGACTGGCAAGCTGTTTCTACCTATTCTAAGGTTGGTGGTGAAAAAAACCCATACGGATTTCTCCCACTAGTAATGGCTATGGTTCGTAATGCTGACGAGAATCCAAAGAATTCAGAATTGCAAAGGCGCACACCACTTTACAATAAGTATACTGCAGTAAGGAAATATCTTAAAAAGTTTGGGATTAAAGAAACATCTAGGGCGGCATTCTTTAAGTTAAACCCAAATGATAGTGTTGGTCGACATATTGATGATGGCAAATATTACGAAACGCGAGATAGGTATCATCTATCATTGCAAGGAACATATTTGTATGAAGTTGACGGCGAAGAAAGACAGATAGAACCTGGAACATTTTTTTGGTTCGACAATAAAAAATATCACTCTGCGTGGAATAATGGTACGATAGACAGAATTACATTTGTGTTTGATGTCCCGCATTCTTCGAGGAACCCATAGAAATAAATAGTAAGTTGTCACAACAATAGGAAGTAATGTGTATCACCACAAACTTAAAATAGAAGAAGTACAAGAATTTATTTTAAATCAATCGGAGGATACTAAAATATATATTGGATGTGATTCAGAAAGAGTTAATGTGAACGGCGTATGGCATGCAGACTACATATTAGCAATTGTGATTCATTTAGACGGGAAACATGGATGTAAACTATTTGGTGAAGTGCAAAGAGAACGAGATTTTGATCAAAAGGTTGCTAGACCTAGATTTCGTTTGATGACTGAGGTTTATAAAGTTTCTGAGTTATATTTGAAACTTGCTGATGTGTTGGAAGATAGATATGTAGAGATTCATTTAGATATTAATCCAAGCGAAATGTTTGGAAGTTCTTGCGTTATCAATGAAGCGATTGGATTTATTAAAGGTACATGCAATGTGATTCCAATGATAAAGCCTAAAGCATTTGCTGCTTCTTACGCTGCTGATAGATTGAAAAGTTTGAAATTAGCTTAAAAGAGGAGTTCATTATGAGAGTGATTAAATCGGAATGGCATCAAGTCGAAAAACAATATGAAATTGAAATTGACGAAGATATGATTCGTCAAATTTATTCTAATGATGAAGATGAAATGGAATTGCAGCTAAAAGCATTTGAAGAAGGTCTGTTAGATCCCATTGATATTGTCGATTACGCAGAAAACAATGGCTTCGATCTTGGCTGGGAATGGACATACGATGATTGTTGGACCGACCGTAAAGGCGGATATGATGTAACTTACGCAATTAGCGAAGATGATTAAAAAGGAGTTTGCTATGAAACACTATAATGAATTGATTAATCTTGAAGAAAGTATTCATAAAGTTGAAGATTTTAAGAATATTTTTAAACTTCTTATTGCTGGAATTGAAAGTGAAATTGATATGAAAGTTATCAAGTCAGTATTGTATTCTTTAGAGCAAAACATTATTGATGCTTCCGATTCATTAAATGAATCATTTCAAACTGTTTGGAATGTAGTTCGGGATGAAGATAAGAATACATTTACTACAGCTGGATTTCAACAAAGTTTTATGTCAGATCCTAAACCAATTCCCACATTGACTACAACAAACTTTAGTGCATTGACAACTGATGATATCAAATCGGTTAATACATTCACTATTGCACAAATTAACGCCTTGCGTGGATACGATTCCTCTCTAGATTCAATGAACCGTCCATAGGACGCGCCACAGGAGCTTTCTAGAACCTTTCCCTTACTTACCCATCACCCGTGAGCCGAAACCAGCCTATAGAGCGTTCTATAGAGCTGGTTTTTGTTTCTTTTACGCAACAAAACGTGAAATAGTTCTTGACTTTCCTTGAAATTTATTAGACAATAGTAGAATCAAATAAACCCTAAAAGGAGTTCGAAATGAGGAAATTGATTGCGTCTGGTCTAATTGTGTCGCTACTTACTGGTTGTGCTTCAACATTTGAAACCACATCAAAAGTTGGCAATTCAATCGGTCGAAATGAACCTCCAAAGATTGCTGCAATTGTAAATCCAGTATACAAACTAAACAATTACAATGGTCCAGATGCAATGGATCGTAATGAAGCAATTCAAGCAGCTAAACAATGTTTATTTGCAAAGATGCGCCCTAATGTAGAATACATTTCAGTTCGAACTGATACTGGATCTAAAGTTATGGTTCCAGTTAATGTGCATTGTGAGCCATATGTTCAGTAATTGTTGTTTTGATGCAACAGCCAGGAAAGCCTTGACTTTCCTGGAGATCAGAGTACAATAGATCTTGTGGTGAGAGAGAAACAGGAGAAAAAAGTGTTTAATGCGTATGTCAGCCAAATCGGCGAAGAGTTCTACGAAATGCTAGAAGAATTTTACGAATACGATTTGGATATGCTAGAATTCCTCTTGGGAGATGGACAATGAGAAAATTAGTTGATCATCAGTACACGACAGAAGAAGGCATTCTTGTCACCGTATATAAACCGAAGACTCCTAAGCGGAATCAAACATTTCCGTCGATGAAGTATACTATTGCTAATATTGGTAGGCAAGCAACCAATCTTCGAAATGCTGGTCTATCAAAAGCAGGTTCGACTAGTTAATGTTGTATTTGAAAACTCTCGGCTAATCTTTAAGGAATACAAAATGACACAAGCTAATCAAACCGTCGATGCTGCAACGGAATACAAGTACACTCCTTGGGAAGAAATGTCTCGCCACGATCAATTGTCATGCACCTTCTGGGATGCATACAAAGACGCACATGGTTTCCGTCCTCGGCATGTGGATACCTCAAAGATGACAGAGGCTCAGCTTGAAGCTGAGTTGGAGTACCTTGCTATGGTCATCAAACGCGAGGAAGATGCTAGGATCGAAGATGAAATCCGAGCAAGTCAGCGGCTCGAGGACACCATTGCTAAGATGATGGAATGTGGTTGTAGGAATCGTGAGATGGCGATTCGTTGGCTGCATGAGGCTTACGAAACCAACGGTGACACCGAGTATCTGGAATATAATCTCGGCGTCAGTTATGGTTATTTTTCAGGTAAAAAATAATGCATGTAATTATATCATTTATTTTAGGGTTTGTCATAGCAACAGTTGGGTTTACTAAATTTGCATCTTTTGCAGATCATCAAATTGAAAATACAAAGATGATTATTCGGGAGAACGTCAAATGATGACTTTTTATGTCCATTGTGCTGAATGTCAGAATAAGCATTCTGTCGAAGATGTAGAATTCCTTGATGTTGAAGAGGATTACGTTGGTCGGGACATTATGCACTTCGTATGTCCCGAAACTCAGAACGAATCCAAATCACTGGTATATAAAGAATGAACGAACTATTTGAACAACTTGCTATTGATTGTGCCGGTCAAAAAGAATGGGACTTTCCCAAACCTCCAGCATCTTTTACTTTCAATCGTGAAGAACTGACCAAATTCTACAAGTGTATTGTCTACGATGTTCTAAGCGAATTGACCAACGATGATTCATTAGGAAGCCCAAGGATTGAGGCCATTCGCCGACTGGCTGAACGATATGGTGTGGCAAACAATGAATGAACGAATTAAAGAATGTTGGTTAAAGGCTGCTAGAGAAGATTCTGGTGATAAGTGGGATACGCAAGAAGAATTTATTGAACGATTCGCTCGGTTGATTGTGCGAGAATGTATCGATGTTGCATTTCATCGCGGTGATAATGTAGATTATTTCAAAGAACATTTTGGAGTTGAATAATGAACGAACGACTTAAAGAGTTGGCTAGAGAAGCCGAACTGTTAGTATACAACCCTAACGGCGTTCCCACTAAACTAGAAAAGTTCGCCGAGTTGATTGTGCGGGAATGTATTGACATTGTTAATAGACACGAGTACAGTTATCATGAGGCTGACCCACTTTGGGAAACTGCTCAATTGATTAAAGAACGTTTTGGAATT